ACGAGCGCTCCTTTAGTAATCAGAATACTAAGGACGGGCTAGCACAGTCTGACAGCGTAGTTAACATAACTATACTAGCTAAGGACTACCTAACCACTATAAGCATAGCGCAGGCCGTAGACGCCGCCCTTAAAGGTTACAGGGACAGCAGCGTAAAGCGGCTAGTACTCTCCAACGGGGCGGAGACCTACCAGGAGGGCGCCTTTATCCAGAACCTAACCTACACCGTAATAAGCGTATAAATATTTCTATCCGGGTAGTATTTAACAGAAAATACTACTATGGCAACAGAACCGGAAAAAATAGAGTACGGCGGAGATATGATGTTATTTCTCGCTACGGGCTTACCTATAGCCTTCTCCACTAACGCGAAGCTCTCCATAAAATTAAACACCCGGGAGATCAGCTCTAAAGACTCCGGCTACTGGACCGAAAAGAAAGCCGGTAGGCTGGACTGGAACGCCGGGAGCGACGCTCTCTATACCGAAGTACTTACGGGCACCGCTACCACTACCTCCGTAGACGAGCTCTACGCTCTTATGATAGCCCGGACGCCTATTACTATGGTCTTCGGGGCTGCTACGGGAACAGCAGGCGCGCAGACTAACGACGCGACCAAAAAGAAGTACACCGGCACCGCCTTAATTACCTCCCTCGACATTAACGCCCCGGACGGGGAGACTACTACTTACACTATAGCTCTGGAGGGGACCGCCGCGCTGGTATGCGCTTAAATCTGGTAGGTGGGTTTATGCAAATTAGCCGGGCTTAACGTCCGGCTTTTTTTATTTTATAGACTTTTAATAGTAGGGTAGTATTTAAAAGAAAACCTACCAGGATGAAACAAATAAGCATAACAATAAAAGGGGTAAGCTACATACTTAAAACCTCCTTCCGCGCTCTTATGGGGTTCGAGGAGATGACAGGCCGGAGCGCTACCCTTATTAACGTCTCTGTCTCCGACTCTATTAAAGTCTTCTACTGTATGCTCTCCGCCGCTAACCGTCCAGTGTTTACTTATTCCTTCGAGGATTTCTTAGACGCGCTGGACGCTGAGCCGGATCTGCTTACCCAGTATAATAAGTATATGCTAAGCCTCCTACCTAAGGAGAAGGCCGTAGCAGATAAAAAAAAAGTGAAGAAGCGCTAAAGATATCCCAGCTATACGGCCTTATCGTCTATGACTGTAGGATATCTCCGGAGTACTTCTTAGATCAAATGACAGACATAGAAGCCTCCGCCCTTCTGGAGCGCTTTAACGTGGATTACAGGGAGCAGTGGGAGCGGGCCAGGTATACGGGCACAGTAGCCGCCCTTACCGGTAGAATAAAAGATAAGGCCTACGAGAAGCTAATAACCTTTAGCTGGGAGAAGCAGGCCAAAGAGAAGACGGTACGACCTACACCGGACAAAGTAAAAGCACTACGCGAAGAGTACGGCGCCGCCTACGAGCGCTACACTAAAGGACAAACCGAAACTTTTAACCCAGATGGGAAAATTTAACCTCCTTACTACCCTCTCTCTTAACGCGGCTGGAATGTCCGCGGGACTAAAGGCCTCCGTAGCGGACGTAGAGAAGTACGTTAACGATACTAAAGGCGCTAACTCCGCCCTTACTTATTCCTTCCGCGACACGGCGGAGATGGGAGTAGGGGAGATGCGGAAGGAGTTAATAAAGCTACGTAATACTTCCTTTGCCGGTAAGACAAAGGAGGAGATATTTACTATTAACTCCCGTATAGGAGAGCTTACGGACTCAATGGGAGACCTTAAAGCACAACAGAAGGCGCTGGGTACGGAGTTCGGTACTGCTATGGCTTCGGGGCTCCGGACTGTAGCAGCTATAGGAGAGGTAGCCGTAGGTACGGCGTCTCTCTTCGGAGCCAGTAAAGAGCAGGCCCAGAAGTACCAGCAGGTAATGACCTCCTTAATAGGCGTTACTCAGGCTATGGGAGTTATAGAGGACGCCCTCCAGACTAAACAGTTTCAGGCTATAGCCGTAAAGATCCAGTCTATATTTGTTACTAAGGCCCAGACCGCCGCTACTGTACAGGCTACTGCGGCCCAGCGCGGGCTTAACCTAGCTATGCTGGCTAACCCCTACGCGCTGGCCCTGGCTGGGATAGTAGCCTTAGGCTTAGGGCTGGTAGCGCTGGCCTCCTCCCACGAGCGGACCATACCGGAGATAGATAAGACCTCCGAAGCCTACCAGACTCTTATAGATAAGCAGAAGGAGTTAATGGGGCTGTCCGTGGATATGGCTACGGCTAACGAGGACGCCGTTAATAAGATGCTGGTAGACTCCGGTAAAATGACAGAGAAGGAGTACAACCTTAAAAAGATTAACGCGGATAAGATCCGGAAGCTGGACGACGTTAACGCTAAGGAGCAGGCGGCTATAAGAGCGGCCCAGTTAGCGTTTGAACAGACAGCCGGGTATACTTACGCTAACCTGGAGACGGACCGGGCTAAGGCAGTGCAGGACGCTAACAGCGCCCGCGCGGAGATCATTAAAGAGGCCTTTATCCTGGAGCAGGGACTTAATAAGACGGCTAAGAAGACAGCAGTAGACACCGCTACAGAGTACGAGAAGCTAAATACAAAGATATCCGACGTAAATAAGAATATACAGAACTACATACTCCTGGGTAAGGACGCCTCCGGACTTATAAAACTTAAGGCGGAGCTGGAGAGTAAAAAGCTGGCCGTAGACCTCGTCGTTAACCAGATGGAACTACGGGACAGCGGGGGGCTTATTAACGCCTCAGACATTACCGCAGACCTACAGGCCGCCCTGGACCAGGCAGTAGAGGAGATAACAGTAGAGCCGATCCCGGTAGAGCTTAAGCCTATCCAGACCGGAGGGCTTATAGACCTTAAGGATAAGGCTAACCTGGCAGCCGGAGCAATAGGCGGACTATCCGACGCCTTCGTAGCTATGGCTGGAGATAACGAGGTAAGCATAAAGGCCGTAGTACAGGCTACCCTGGCAGGGATAAGGCAAATTATAATAGCTAAGCTGGGGGAGGCTATAATGGGACAGACGGCCTCTAACAGTAAGTTTGGACTGCCTGGTCTTATTATGGCAGCCGCAGGGATAACGGGAGTAATGGCAATATTTAACAGCCTTCCGAAGTTTGCAGGCGGCGGTCTGGTAGGGGGCAACTCATTAACCGGAGACAGGATCCCAGTAATGGTTAACTCCCGCGAAATGATATTAAACCCTTCACAGCAGGCGGAGCTCTTCGCAATGGCTAACGGGGCAGGCGGGGCCGCTGGTAACGTCCGCTTCGAGATAGAAGGCTCTAAGCTGGTAGGCGTACTGGGTAACTACAGTAAAAAAACTAACTCTTACAGGTAATGGCAGACTGGAACAAAAAATACTACTATACCTTCCGTAATACGGAGGACCAGCTCTTTACCGTAGAGATATGGGAAGACATACCCGACGGTAACCCGATCCCCGTCCCTACCCAGATAAGGGGCGACGCTAGCCCGGCTATCCTGCAATATAACGCGGATAACCTGTATACCCCTGTAAGGGGATCCGGAGCGGAGCTTACCTTACTCTCCACTTCGGACCGTATGTACTTTAACCTCTACACCTCAAATATGTTAAGGTACCAGGTACGGATCTATAAAACCGTCTGGATAACCCCTATTTACTCCGTGGAGGTATTAGTCTGGCTGGGCTTCTTAGACTCTGAGAACTACCGGGAACCCTTCGACCTTATAGCGGACTACCCGGTAAGCGTAACGGCTAACGACGGCTTTAACCTGCTCTCCCGTATGGCTTACATAGCTTATGATCCTTTAACGGAGGTATACTCTAAGTACACCGGCTTAGATGCTGAGTGGACCGTATTAATGAGGGTAATACAGAAGTTAAATTTACCCTGGGTTAATATCTACGTAGGCCTAAGCTCCACTATCCCGGGAGTAACTCTGGCAGCAGGGGAGACTGTCCTACACCGGCGCTATGTGAATAACGATAACTACTATAATGAAGACGGGGAGCCGGAGACCTGTAGGACCGTACTAGAGAACCTCTTAATTTCTTTAGGGGCTTACATAGTACAGCTTAACGGAGACCTTTATATAACCGACTCTAACCACGTAGCCAGCGGGACTACTGCCAGCTTTAAGAAATACGCTTACGGCTTCGAGACCACGGCTTATGTAACTACCGTTAACATTAACATAGATAACGGAGATATCAGCACCTTAAAGCCGCAGACCTCTAAAATAACTATGGAGGTAGAGCCAGGGATCAATAAGCAGGTAGTAAGCTACAGCCCTTACAACCTTAAGACCCCGCTGGAATTCGACCCGGTAGAGGACTTCTCCGGGACCGGTACGGACACTACCTACGGTACTACTCTATACAGATGGACGGAGACCAGCTTACCGGACTCTGAGAGCTGGACTAAGTCTAACTCCGGGGAGTTTATTAATATGGTAGGCATAGACGGGGACAATACAGACGTAAAGGAGAGCTACCTAAAGATAACTAACTCCGGCTTAACCGGAGAGGCTCTTACCTCTCAGGAAGGCGCGGACAGCTCTACGCTATCCTTCACCTATAAAAAGCCGCTACCCTTCCTAATACCCTCCAGTACGTACCGCCTTAAACTGGAATGTGAAATATACATACGGACGGTTAACGACCTTAACAACCCCGCCGCCCCGCCTACCATAGGGATATCTGTAGCGCTGCTTACCTGTAGGCTTAAGATAGGGAGTAAGAAATACCATAGGGGGTTCTACGACTGGGACCGCGGCTGGACTACTTTATCCGGGACCGAAGACCTTACGCTGGCCTTCTACCAACAGCCGGACTCTATAACCTGGAACCCTATAAATGATAAATGGTTTACCCTGGGTAAACAGCATATTGAATATTACGGAGGAGGTACGGACGACCAGGTAGTAACTGTAGAGGACTACTTAATAGACATTACCTCCGCAGATATAGACGGCGGGGTTATAGAGCTGGAGGTTTACGGCTTCCGCGTCTACGATGGTAACAGCTTTACGGAGGTAGAGGTAGAAGACTTCCGGATCCGGAACCTTAATATAAAAGTAGTAGACCTACAGGGTAACGAAGTAGACACCTCAGATATAGAGTACCTCTCTAAGCTGGACGCGCTCTACGCTAACGCCGGGGACGAGGTCCGCACTCTACACGGTACCAATACCGACGGCTACCCTATACAGCGCGGTAACCTGCTTACGCTGACAGCGGGGCTCTATGCTCCTCTGGCTGCTATGACTAAGGCCGGAGTTACAGACTTACCGGAGCGGCTCTTACTCAGATCCATTAAAAGCAACTACGGCGGAGCTAACATAAAGCTGTTTATAGACCTGCCCGCTATTTATAACGTAGGCTTCCTTACCTACGCTAGTTACTTCTCCGGTAAAAACTTAGCTATCCTAAGTAACCGGATAGACTTAGCGGAGAACGTAAGCGGGCTAACCTTACGGGAGGTACACCCGGACGACGCTACAATTATAGAGTAATGGATATACGGATAACAAAGCTGGTAGTACCAGCCAGAAGCAGAAACGGGAGAGTATATACCGGAGACGTTACCCTGAGCACTAACGGGGGCTCTGGAGGAGGGAGTACTCCCGTTCCTGCTTACGTATCTATCCCTCCTTTAAGATTAAAGGGCCTTAACTTCCGACCGGCTAACGGATCCTTCGCTATACGGGATAAGCTCCTGGCTAAATGGCAGGCAGAAGACACGGCCTTTTTAAGTTACAACCCTGAAATATGGATATTCAGGCGTAACGCTTACAGGCGTAGGAAGTGGATAGTAGCGGAAGAGGAGAACGAAGTACACATAAATAAAAAGTGGAAGCACGAGCCCCACTTAAACGGGGTAAAGTTCCCAGGAAGTAGATACTACGCCGGGACTATTACCTCCGCTATAGCTAGCGTAGAGGCCTCCGGAAGACATACGGAGTTCGAGCTTACCGCAGCTAAAGACGTATTCCAGGAGGTACCTTTAAATATTTACGAATTCCTACGTACTACGGACGGACTAGGTAATATACTGACAGACGCTAGCGACTTCTCGGCTATTTCCGGTATAAGGTTC